ATGGCTAACATGCAGCAGAGGCCTAATATGCCAGGGTATCAAACCCCTGCCGGGGCAGATAGCATCGCTGGTCGCTTTGCTGGCCAATTCCCAACCCAAGACGACATGCAGCGCCATCGCGGCTCGGCGTATACTGTTCCTGATGCAACGAGGCAGCAAATTATGCAAGGTCATGACGCAGGCGTAGACTACGGCTACGAAGGTCCTGGGCAGCTTCCGGCTGATGTTGTAGATAAAGTCCTAATTGAAGAAGAAATGAGGCGCCGCAACAGAGCGATGCCAGGATCACCGGTAGCTTACTGATGGCTTGGCAAAAAGGAACAAGCGGGAACCCAAACGGTCGGCCACGAAAATCTCAAAAAACAATGGCCCAACTAAGAAGCCAGATATCTGAGCATTTACCTGATGTTATTGAGGTTTTGGCCGGCGCTGCTAAAGAGGGTGACGTTCAGGCCGCTAGAATCCTTGTAGAAAGGTGTGTACCGTCTATGAGAGCTATCGACCAGAATGTTAACATCAACGACTCTATGAGAGAACTGACAGATAATGAACTCGTAGAGCTTATCAAAGAGTTTGAGGACAGCATGGAGCCTACCTCAGAAACTAAACACTAGGAGGCATCATGCCATCTGTTCATTTCCCATACGACGACTCAGGCAAAAAGGCGGCTCAGAGAGCCGTTGGTCTACACCCCGCGGCACGATTGGTTGCTGACAAAAGCTATGGTAAACCTAAGCCGCAGAAGCCAGGCAGAGTTAAACCCAAGCGCACAGACGAAGTTCCTAGCGGCAATAGATACGCTTAATTATGGCAGCTTTAACACTTCTGCCTGTAGATACGATCTATTTTACATATGATACGTATACTACCGCAGATGCTCTTGATTATGCTGAAGCCCCTAGTACTCTAGCGGAGAAGATAATAGATTCTTCTACTTACTTGACAAAGGTAAAATCTTTATCCGTAGGAGACGATTACAGTTATACCAAGAACATCAACACTATAGCTAGAACGACTGGCACCTTGGCTGCGGCTGCAACCACTACTGTCGATATAGCTATATTGGCTGGAGATAATTTTCCGGCATCAGGCAAAGCTTTGATAGGTGCTGAAATAATCTCTTATTCAACGACTACGGAAACTTTTAGCTCGACAACGGCCTTGAACACTCTTGTTAGAGCGCTGTCCGGGACTGTTGACGTATCTCACGGCGTATCTACAAACGTTTTCCCAATAGAGGCTGGTGTAGTAATAAGCATAGATCATAACAAAGATGATGATGTTTTTCAAATTCACACTTCTTGCACTATACCATCTGCACAGTACGCTACAATAGTTGGAAATAATTTATTCGCTATACCGGCCTCTGAAGTTGCTATGGTAAAATATGCAGCATGAGCTTAGCATATACTCTTGTACATAGTTACCCCAGGGAAGAGATACGTGCTATCCTTGCCACAGAGCTCGAAAGGAGAGTAGATGATGGGAAAGACAAATGGATTGCTCTTGAGGGACCGCAACGAGAGTTCGTATATAGTGAGCATCCTCACATTCTCTTCGGAGGTGCCCGAGGAGGATCGAAATCTGTTGGAATGCTGCTGGCTTTCAGGAGACATGCAGAACTATACGGATCAGATGCTCACGGGTTACTATTCCGTAGAACTTACCCGGAAACAGGGGAACTTGTTAAGCTAGGACAAAGCGTTTTTGTCAAAGAAGGTTGGGAGTGGAAGGTAGGGGAAAGAAAGTGGGTAAGCCCTAAAGGATCTACCCTGCAGTTAAAGCATCTGGATGAAGATAATGATGCTATGAAGCTGCAAGGCTTTTCGGTTACCTTCTTAGGTTTTGACGAGCTTGGAAACTGGCCTTCGCCAGAGCCTATAGATTTGCTGCAGGCTACAATGAGATCTGCGGCTGGTGTGCCCACGCTATTTAGGGCAAGCGCAAACCCGGGCGGCCCCGGGCACGGCTGGGTAAAAGAGAGGTACATAGACAAGGAGGAGGACGGGAAGCTTTTTATACCGTCTAAGATAACGGATAACACCCCGTTAATGGATAATGACCCTGGTTATATTGACAGGATCAAAGCTTCCGGGCCAGAATGGTTGGTAAAGGCCTGGCTTGATGGCGACTGGAATATAGCGCCTGGAGCATTTTTTGAATCAATTTGGAATCCTGTAGATCATGTAGTAGAACCGTTCGAAATACCACTAGAGTGGCGCAGATGGAAAGCTTATGATCACGGGTATAAATCCCCTGCGGGGTGCGTGTGGTTTGCTCAAGATTACGATGGGTGCGTATATTTATACAGAGAGAGATACTGGGCTGACAGACCTAACGTAGGGTCTGAGAGCCCAATCGAGTTAATAGCAGAAGAAATATTGGATGCTGAGGAAAGGGAAAAGAACGTAGGTGTAAAATTTAGAAGTAACATAGCAGATTCAGCTATATTTATGAGAGACGGCAGACATAAGTCTGTTGCTGACGTGTTTAACGATTACGGCGTTTTCTGGGAACCAAGCGCGAAAGGTCCAGGATCTAGAGTCCAAGGGCTTAACGAGTTTATTGACAGACTAAACGCAGGTTCTTTCAAGGTTTTTGCAAATTGTAAGCATTGGTTAAGAACAGTTCCATCGCTACCTGCAGATCCAAAAAGGATTGAGGATATAGACACTAAAGCAGAAGATCATTTGTTTGACGCTACAAGGTATGGCTTAATGCAGAAAAGAGCAAAATCTAAGAAACCTAAACCAAAGAAAACTGACCCTAATCCATTTACTCTAGAGTGGTTAGACAGGTTAGAAGAACTTTACGAGGACTACGAAAATGGCTGACTTGGAAATTTCCGCGTCAAGCTCTATGACAGCCCCTGAGCTTTCGACAAGCTCAAAGGGTTTGATCAGAGAGTTCCAGAATAATCTAGCGCTTTCTTATAGAAAGTGGAAAAGACGCTATAGAGAGATCGAGCACAGCAGGAGATACGCTCTGGGTAGAACTAGCTGGAGGTCTCAAACTGTAACACCAGGCCAGTCTGACCAGGAAGCGGGTAGGATTGTAAAGGGTAATATTATCCACGCCACCCTTCAGAATATACTTCCTCTAGTATATGCAAAAAACCCTGAAATACAGGTAAAACCAAACGAGCACGTTGACCCATCAGGTTTCGAGTATAGAACCGCCGATTTGTTTGCTAATACTCTTCAGATAGTATTAAACTCTTGTCTTCAAAAAGCTGAACTAAAGAGAGTATCTAAACAGGTTCTAAGATCCTGTATGGTTAGTAAGATCGGCATAATCAAGGTTACTTACCAGAGGGATTACATAAAAGACCCTTTGGTTAGTAGACAGCTAGACGATGCGCAAGATACTCTGGCATCTCTTATCGATACTATAAGAAAAGAAGATACTGTTGACGAGCAAGATAAAGACTCTCTAGTTCAAGAACAGAACATGATAGTAGAGAGCCTGCAGCAGAATGTAAATGTTATGCGTCGGGAGGGCTTGAACCTAGGTTACGTTCGTCCAGAAGATTTCAGGATGGATACATCTTTGGATTCCATATCTGACTACAAACAAGCAAGGTGGATGGCTAATAGAACTTGGATGACCCCAAAAGAGGTTATGTCTAGGTTTCAGTTATCTAAAGAGGATATTGAGAAGTTTACCACTTACCGCAGGAACCAAAACGGTATTCCTCAGCGTTTAACGAAAGATACAAATGTTGGAGAAGGAGAGGATGTTTCGGTTGCTATAGCGGTTTGGGAGTACTGGGACAAAATAACACAAACAGTTTATACGTGGGCAGAGGGCGGAGACTCATACGTTAAAACTCCATTCCATCCTAGCAAAATGGGAGACTGCTGGTTCCCTTTCTTTATCCTTGGCCTTAACTGGGTTGACGGCGAGGAGTGGCCTATATCAGATGTAGATCTTCTTGAAAACCTTCAAGACGAGTATATGACCGTGCGCACCCAGGCTGCTAAGCACAGAGACTTATCTGCCCCATTTTATGTGGCTGACTCTAGTAGAATTAACTACGAGGATATTGAAACATTCTCTAATTCGACTATAGGTGATATCGCTCTCATTAACGCTTCAGGCGCTGGCGTTAATACGGTGTTTCAGCCGGCGTCTACACCGCCATTCAACCCAATGATATATGATACGTCTTCTATACGGTCAGACATTGAGTGGATCAGCGGGCTGGGTGACGCGGCTAGGGGATCTGTATCTAGGTCTAAGACAGCAACAGAAGCCAATATATTGCAGGAAGGATTATCGACAAGGGTCGGTGAGAAGGTAGATCTTTTAGAGGAGTGGTTAAAGGATGTAGCAACGTTCTCTGCAGAAATTTTACTTCAGGAGATGTCTCCGGAAATGGTTATCCAGGAAGCAGGGCAAAACGCTTTCTGGCCCCAGGTTGACAAGCAAACACTGTATGATAGAACCTTCGTTGATATAAAAGCTGGCAGCACAGGTTTACCAGATAAAAACACGGAGCAGATGCGCTGGATAGAATTAATGCCTATAATCATGCAGAACATTGATGCTATACAATCTATGCGTATGTCAGGCATTCCTGATGAGTTTAACCCGTTTATAAATCTTGTGAAAGAGACTTTTAAGAAGTTTGACGAAAGGATTGATGTGGCTAAGTTTATTCCTCCAATACCGGAGGATATAATGCAGTATGCTCAGCAGAACCAAGAGATGCAAGCATCTATGGGCGCTGGCCAAAATAGGTATGGTGGTCAACCGGCTCAACAGCCGGGCGGTAGAGCTAATCCTGAATTCGTAAGGCAGGAAAACGCTCCGGCAAACAGGGTTAACCAAAGATCAAGGAATCAGTATCGTAACCCAGAAGATATAAACAGTTAAGGGAGAAATCATGGCTGAACCAGAGTTAAGTAACGAGCAACTATTTGAATCTACAAAAGATGTTCTATCCGAAGCTTTCGATAAGATGCAGGAGGAAAATCACACAGAAGACGACGAGTTAGATTTAAATACACCAACGTTTGACGAGGCTCAGGAAGAGCAGAAAGCCGAAGAAGAACCTAAAGCTGAGGTACAAGAAGAGCCTGAAAAGGAGGAGGAGAAAACTCCTGAGCCAGAAGTAGAGGCTAAAGCCGAAGAGAAGCCGGAAGAGACTGCAGAGGTAGAGCTAAGCGACGAAGAGATTCTAAACAATCTCAAGCCGAAAGCTCAGGAAAGGTTTAAAGATCTAGTTTCTAGGTCGAAAGAGCTAGAAGATAGAATATCACAGCTAGAACCGTCAGAGGCTGTAGCATCTCATGTGCTAAGCTCTGGAACACAGCCTGACCAGTTGAACTTCGCGCTTGACGTGTTTAAAGGCCTTAACTCTGGAAACTGGGAGCAGGCTAGAAGCGCTCTAAATAAAATTGACGAATTCTCTAACATCATTGCAGAAAGGTTGGGAGTATCAGATAAAAGCAATAATGATAAATCATCTTATGGAGACTTCGAGGATTTATCCGGCGCTGTAGAGAATCTCGAAAT